TGGCTGTATTGATAGAGCAAAGCCAGAACGCCCACCCAAAGAGGATGAGCCAAAGATATGGATATGCGATTCGATTACCGAATCAGGATTTACATGTCTGGCTGTAAACGAGTGGCAGGATAGAAAGTGTATTGAGTGTGGCGCTGACAAGCCCATAACAAGGGAAGCACCACCAGAAAAGAAAGAGCCAGACGCAGCAACCGATCGTGTAGCGGCTTTTGGTAACGTCCTATCTGATGAGCTTGATGGTGAGGTAGAAGAGCTTGAGAAGATAAAAGAAGTTGAAACCATCTGGGCCGAAGTAAAGAAGTCAAAAGCAGGAAACACCTACCTGGATGTGAAGTTCAAAGTGATGAATGAATATTGGCCACAGTCGATGCCATTCATGATAGGCATGCAGGGCAAAGCTGGCAGACTCGCAGAAAAGAAGTGGCGCGCTGTTGCAGGTAATGGTGCGGTTCCTAGAGATGTTGAATTTGCATCGTTCATGGTGAACAACGGTTCTTTCAACCACATAAAGAAGATCGCAGTGAGAAAAGAAGGGAGATATTGGAATGTCGTTAGTGTCTATGTTTGATGAGATAGACAAGAAGCTCGAAGAGAATAATCGCCAAAGCAGAGGGCATCTTGGATTCAGTATTATCGGTGATGAGGATGAGCACAAACTGTGGATGAACTTCCACTGGTGCTTGCCCAACACATTTAGTGGTCGCATGTTACGGCTGTTTGACCTGGGTAATCGTATCGAGGATCAAGTGATTGATAACATCAAAGAGAGTAAACTATTTGGTATCGCATCCCATGACGAGGATGGTAACCAGATTAGGGTTTCTTCTTTGGGTGGTCACTTCTCAGGTTCCTGTGATGCATTACTTAGAGGTGTTCTGCCGCCACCCGAAGAAGATCTTGTTCTCTTGGGTGAAATCAAAAGCGCAAACGACAAGCGATTCAAAGAGCTCAAAAAGCTTGGCGACTACGAGTTGTGGAGCGAAACCTACAAGTGGCAGATACATTGCTACATGGGTGGCCTTGGTCTGACCAAATGCATGGTGATTGTTGTCAACAAGAACAACAGCGAGGTATACACACAGATCATCGACTATGACCCAAACATCTGGGAGAAGGCTCTAGAACGCGCTGAGAGAGTGATTACGAGTATGGAGCCACCCAAGTATGGTAGAAGGTCAGAAAAGGACTACACGCTCAAGACAGAGTCTAAAACGTATGTTGATATCTACAGTCGAAAGCGTTTCCCTGAGTGGGTCAACTGCCGCAACTGTGCGTTCTCCAAACCTGTTACCACAAGTAACGGTGCGAACTGGATATGCACACGCAGCAATAAAGTGCTCGACCTCGAGACACAGAAGGCAAGCTGCAAGACTCATCTATGGAATCCTAATCTGATCACCACTGCCACTCATCTGCCAGAAGAAAGCAATGATGATGTGATCGCATATCAGTCTGGTGTCATAAAGTTCTACAACGCAACACCAAAAGGTATGCAGGATGGTCCGTACTACAGCAGCCCTGAGTTGCGTGAACTATCCAAGACAGGATTCGATACCAAGCAAATGAAAATGGCTCAAGAGATAAAGAAAGAGTTTCCTGGTAGCCAGGTGGATGTAGTGAACGAGTCTATCGTTCCGTTCTAGACGCGAGGATCTTTGACTATGTTGATCTTCAGGCCAGGGTATAGAGCCTCAACCAGTTTCTTTTTGAGTGAGAACACTTGGGTTACTACGCCTTTGGTATCTTCAACCACCCACTTGTCATCCTTTTTGTACTTGAAGTCAGCGAAGTAACTGCAGATCTTTTTCTCCTTGCCCTCGACTGTAAGGGCGCAAGGGAAGTTCACTTGTGTCTCTAGATCAGATATCTCGCCATCATCCTGCCGCTTCTTGAGTATCTTGTATCTGGCTGCTTCAAGCTTTGAGTCAAAGACTTTGCCATCTACTTCTGTTTTGACCGCGAAGTACTTGCCTTTCTTCTTCGCTCTTTTTGGAATCAAGCTAATCTATTCCTAGAAGTTTCCTTAATTCTAAATCTCTTAGTGCTTGAGTTCCACGATTAAACAGAGATGCAGGTTCTGCAGGTTCGATCTCAGATTGCTGTACAGATGTCGTGCTAGGCTGTGCAGGTAAAACAGGTAGCTGCCTGACATTCTGAGCTTCTTGCATGGCTTTTGGTCTAAACGGTTTGCCCTGAAACTCTCTGTACTGAGCTGTTATGTCTTTCATTTTCAAAGGATTTGAAAGCTTGTCTTCATTGCCTTGCAATGCAAAAGATATTGTTTCTGAGCTAGGAAAGAATGCATTGAATTTTCCAGCCATTATAAAATTAAGATTAGGAGTCTTCGCTTGCCTTAAAGGTTTAATTATATCGCTTCGTGAAAAACCAAGAGTCTTAGCATCTTCAACTGCCATATTTAAATCTCTGAGTGCTTTGAATCTTTGCTCGTTTGCAGTGATGTAAGCTTTAGTTATCTCTTCTGCTGATTTAGATCCTCTCGATTTAGCTATCTGATTAAAAATAGAACTTGCTTCTCTTACCTGCCTAGCAGCTTCAAGACCTCGATAATACAAAACTCTATTAACTCTTGGCTTGATGGTTTTAACACCACTTATTGCTTCAGTGAACTCTTGCATTGGGTCTATTTTATAACCTTGCTTGGTAACAGAACTTCTTGGGTCCATACCAGCAACTGATCCTATTGCTTTAGGAAAGTCCTTGGCAGAAAAGCTCAAATAACCTGTTGCAGGAGAAGAAACATCTGCAGTTATTTCAGCAGGAGATATTCCAGGTGTTAATCCTTCAACAAAATGTGCAAATCTTTTAGCCATTTTCAGTCCAACTGGGTCTGCATCGCCGTGTATCTTTGCTCCAAAGCTTGTTCTGTTTCTTGCTATATCAAACATCTTTTCAGTGATTATTGATTCACTTGTAAATGGAGCCATAAATTCCAACAGAGAATCAGAAGATGCATCCATGGCTATTTTGGTTAACTCTTCCTCTTTTTCTATTCCATTTTCAACTGCGTTATAAACAGCACGAAGAGGCCGCATCATATAGTCATATGGATTGGTATAAGAGAAGTTATACATCTCTGTTATGTTTCCATTCTTATCCGTTGCCATGGGAATAAGAGTAGAGTTTCTATCCCAATCATAAGCCATGGATCTTTTGTAAGCTTTGATCTGATCGCTATCCGCACCTGTCAAAAGCCCCGCTCCAACAGCTAGCGTTCCAGGGATGGCTGCGTTGACTGACATCATTCCGACAAGTCTTTTCATGCCAATCGATCTAACTTCAGGAGAATCACTAGCTATTTCTTTTATAGCTCTATTAATTACGTTACCACTTGTTCTTATTATCTCTGCAGGAAATGCAATAAAGTTTCCAAGCGGAAGCTGTCTTAATCTTTTTATAAATTCAGGCACACGAGCATAGTTTGGCACTGTATCTTTAACTATCTCTGCCGCCTCTCTCTTCAATGCTTGTTCAAATTGTGCATCAGTTAAACCCTCTCCGCGCTTTATTACTGCTCCAAACTCAGTGAAGTTTCTGGGGTCTGATACAGCTATCGATGCATTAGGGTTTACATCAAATACTTTCTTTAATTTTCCAAGCTCCATCTGATAGCTATAAATTTTCCATACATCATCAGACCCTTGGTAAAGTTTTGCTGCAAAACCATTCTGTAAGTTTTGAGCTTTTTTAAATCCTTTTTTTGCAATACCAGGCATATATTGAGTTGAGTCAACTGCATCATTTAACAAAGCCTCAAACTCACCTATCTTGGCGTTTGTATTTACAACACCTAAATCTATGTATTCTTTGTACTGTTTTTTTATATCTTCTGGCGTTAATTTAGTTTTACCAAAGCTTTTGCTTCTTTGATTTATAGAAGAAAGAACTGTTGATACAGCTTCAGATAAAGCTTTAGAGTTTCCTATATTGCCATTCATCAAAGCATAGAACGCCGCCGTTGTTGCGTTTCTAACTTGAGTAATCGGGCTATATACTGTCTTTGCTATCTGAGAGGTTCCTTTCAAACCAAGAAAGGTTGAGTACAAAGGAAGTGCATTAGACATATCAAAGTATCTTGGTATGTTTTCAAATGCTCCTAAGTGTTCTGTCTTAACATACTTTCCAGCAAGAGGACCAAATCTTTCTCTTGCCTTCTCTCCGATCTTGCCTGTTGTGGCATCTCTTCCTATTTGAGTGTAATTTCCTAATGGAACATTAGGTGGTATATCATCGAACAAGAAACCATTTTTACCGTCTGCTTTTAATCTATTATTGTAATCAACCAAATCTTTATAGTGCTTGCTTTTAGCCACTTGCTTCGCCAACACATCAACCGTTTCAACAATTTTTGTTTTTAGACCTAATTCTTGTTCTGGCAAATCTCTAACCCTTATTTTTTCTGGGTCCAATCTTCCGACAACTTCTTTTGCGCCAGTGTATTCTCCTAAGAAATCTCGAACTGCTGGTAAATTATCAAGAGTTCTGGGCTTCAATATTCCCTGAGAAACACCACTCAACGTGTCTTCTTCAATTAAAGATCTTGGATTCATTTTTTGATTGGTGAATCCAGAGTTCAACATGTTGTTTAGTATTTCTCTTGCTTCTCCCTCGGTCTTTATGGATAAGTTTGGCCCTAGTATCTCTGTTGATCTCATCAGTTCTTTTGCAGCATTGTTCTGCTGATCTATAGTCGGAACGTAATCTTTATCTTTGAAAGCTCGATATAGTCTGATCCCATAAAAGCCTTTGTTATCTCCTATTATTTTTGTTACGTTTTCTTTTACTTTTTGATTTACAAAGTTATCGTTAACTAGCTTTTGAACACCATCGCTTAAATCGTCTATTGCCTTTCTTGCTTCTTTAGCGCCATCAAACAAACTAAGTTCTAACTTTCCAAAACCTGCTCGTTCTCTTAAATCTTTGGTTGTGTTCTTGGCTATGATGTCATCTATTTCATTTAATGTTTTCGCAGCGGCATCTCTAACCTGTTCTCTTGACAACATTACCCCGCCTCTGTTTATAGGCTCTGCGAACAGGTAATCGTTTAATGTTTTTAAAGCGACACTCTTATCGAAGTTATTAAATAAACCTTCATTCTTATTAACAAAAGAAACCGAGTTACTTATTTTTTCAACTGCTTTTCTAGCTGTGTCATTTTGAGCCGCAACCGCTGATAAACGTATTGCATCATACTGTTTCACAAATCTGTCTGGCGCTTCACCCTGTACAGTTAAATACTTTCGATAAGTTTTCTTCAATCTCTCTATGTTTTTTTCAAAGAAAGTTGGGTTCTCAAAATCAGGTTTTACGCCTACATCTTGAAATGGTGTGTTTGGATCTTTGATTGCTCGTGCTGCTTCCTTAGCCATATCGGTTTCAGCGAGAGCTTCAGCCCCCTTACCTATACCCATAAGACCGAATTTAGCTAGTTTAGGAACGCCTAATACAATAGCAGCACCTTCTGTGGCAACCTTTAGTCTGTTTGCTAATGACGCTGCTGCTAGTTCTGCTCCAACTAAATCTTCTGTATCGATTCTTTTGGTTGGACCAGCATCAAAGAAATCGCCAAGAGTTTCTACATCTGGTGTCGTAGCTGCTATATCTGCAACACCAAATGTTGCTATATCTGTTGCATCTAAACCTTCTGACTCAAGAGCTTTTTTAGCCTTTATGGCTTTAGAAGCTTTAACGGCCAAACCACCAGGTGTGGCAAACTGAGTTATAAATCTAGCCGCCTCTCCAACACCTGTTGAAGTTTCTGGTTTGTATTTATTAAAAAAAGACCTTATCTGTTCTGCGCTGCTTTCTTCTGAATCGGTTATCGCATCTATTATTTCTGCAGGAAGCGTGGCAATACCTTCAACCGCACTTACCAAACCAGCACCTATGCCCCTTGGTATGTCTCCCAAGGCAGATACATCTTCTTTGCCTAGTTTAGCTCCACGCTCAACAAATGGATTTTCTTTAGCCCACTCAGCTGCTCTTTTTTTAGCGTACTCTTTGTCATCAGTTAATACTTCAATGACCCTTCCGCTACCATCAGGGACAGCTACTTTCATTATTCAACAGTTGCAGATTCTGGAGTTAGCGATACTAGTGCCTCTTCAGCGCCCTCTGGCAATTCATATCCAGTTATGGCAGATAACAATTTAATTGTATTCAAATCAGGAGTTAATCCTCCCTTAGAGGCAGCTGAGAAAAGAGTTAAGAAGTTAGATTGAGCATCATCTGAATCAGTAAGAAGCATACTTGCTATCTCTGAGTCACTTACACTTTCTGGGTATATTTCTCTAAGAGCTTCAAAGTTTGTTGTAAATGCAGTTTTAGATGCCTTATCTATTTCAGCTTGTTGTAGATCATATTCTCTGCCAGCTATAGCCATATCACTAAAGAAGTTTCTTGGAACTCTGCCTTCTGTTGCTTGCCCTGCTTTTGCTAACTGATATTGCAGTCGAGGATCAGTCATTTTTTCAAAAGCT